TCGTTGAGGTCGTCCTTGCCATCGGTCAGCAGGGCCAGCTCATCGCGGGCCGTCTTGGCGCGCGACTCCGCAGTCTCAAGCGCCTTCTCAGCACGCTTGACAAGCACATCAAAAGTCATTGCAAATCTTCCTTAAACTAGATATCGATTAGAGAAACCAATACCAGCGCCGGTCTGAGGGTCGGCAGATCAACGGGTCTGATTGCCCGTCAACCCTTCTGCGGGTAGCTACTCGCCTTCGAGCAGGAAACGAACTGAGGCGAGCACGCCACGGTGTTTCGTGGCATCTGCCGAATCTTGACCGGCAGAAGTCTCCGGAGTCCCCACGCGCGCCGCCAGGCGCTCCATAGCCGCGCGGGCCATAGGCTCCGGCAGGTGGTTAAGGGAGTCCATGATTTCAGCGGAACGAGCCGCAATAGAGGTGTACGGGTTGGCGCCGTAGTTAACCGCGCTCACGTCACCCCGGTTGATGTCCGCTTCGGTAATACGGAAAGTCGAGTAGTCGTCGCTCCACTCGCCGTCGTTCAGCATGAACGCGAAAGACATCTGGTCGACAAGCTTGTCGTCCATGGCGGAAACAATGTCACGCACATCCTGACGGGCCGGGTTGAGGCGGGCGTTAATCCGCAGGCCCAGGGCATCCTTGTTAAGCGTCAGGCTTCCGTTGGTCGTGCGCGCCATCGTGACACCCTTGTGGTTAACCAGGAAAGCAACATCCGGGCTGGCCAGAAGGGACGTGTCAAGGGCTGTGTCGGCAACCTCTTCCGTGTACGGGCCGAGGAAGTCCCACATGTCGTAACCCCGGTTAAACAAGGTGGCGTAGCCGTCAACCTCGTAGAACTGCTTGCCGTCACGCTCAACCAGGCTGGAACGGAGCTGGGCCGGGAACGCGGCCATCCGGCCGCCCTGCGGGGCCTCGTGCCGCTCAGCCGCCTGACGCCGTGCCTTCCGGATGTCACGCTCACTGCGCACCAGTGCCGGGGCCGACGGGCTGGCCTCTTCTGTACTCTCGACGACATCGCGGGTGATGGTCATATCGCTGGAACTCTTCTCCTCAGCCGCCTGAACGGTCTTCAGGTGGGATTCAAGGTGGGACTGCGCGGTGTCCCCGTTGGTCAGGCCGTCGGTCTGGGGAAGGCGGGAAACCGCGTTTCGCACGCCAGCCGCATTCGGCGCATCGCCCGGGTGGTAGTGGTGGGGCAGCGCGTGAGCGTCCTGGGTCGCGGGGTCGCCTTCCTTCTTCCCGGCGCAAATGCCGTTGTAGAAGGCGGCCGGGTCGTCGGACGCAGCACCGTTGGCCCACGCCCTGCTAGCGTCCCAGGAGCTGTTGTCGACGTCAGCCATTGTTTTGTCCTTCGGTGTTATCCTCCGCCGGTAGCGGTGCTTCCTGAGTTCCGGACGGAACCGGCAAACCTTCCGCGCCGGTAAGAGCGCCGGTAGCCGTCTTGTTCAGGCCGAGGATTTCAAATTCCTTGATCTGCTCCGCGGTGTACGGTTCGCGGTTCATGTCGGCGCGAGCCTCGCTCGGCGCGATTGCGCGGGCCTGGATAAGCGTAGAGGTGACGTTCGCCTTTGTCTGCGGGTCCATCCGCAGCAGCGCCTTGTCAGCGTCAATTTCGACAAACCTCGGACGGGGCAGCATCGCTGAATACGCGCTCTCCCGGCGGACAATCGCCGGGGACAGGTTCATGATCATGAATTGCAGGTTGCGCTGGGAAACGTTGGCGTAGGTGATCGAAGACCCGGACACCGCAGCGTCGATAAGGTCCGCGGGAACGCCGAAGAACCGCGAGATGTCCACGTTGCTTACCTGCTGCGCCTGAATCCAGTCGGCGCTAGCCTGCTGCGCCTCAACGAGGTTGTATTCCCAGTCGGTGCCGTGGACGAACGGCTCACCCAGAGACTGGCTTGCGCGCCACGCCTCCTTGACAACCGCCGTCTCTTTGGGGTTGAGCTTCTTCTCGGTGTTCTTGAGACTGGCACGCGGGCCGTTCCCGGCAAGGAACCACTGCACCGCGAATTCCTGCACCGACCGGTACTGTCCGAGTGTGTAAGCCGCGTAGGCCACAGGGGACAACCCCACGTCCAGACCGGACACCGTATACTGCTTTTCGTGCCAGACCCATTCCGGCGGGTATTCCACGCCGCAAATCCGGTACCTGGCCAATTTGCCCTCGCGGTAGAGCAGGCTCACATTATCGGTGGAAGCCAGCTCGACTTCCCGGGGAAGCCCGTTACCGTCCTTAGAGTGGATGATGCCGATGCTGTTACCCGTAGAGTCAAGTTCAACCTGGGAACTGTACCGCCATTCCAGGAACCCTGGGTCCGCCATCATCGGGGACAGCGGCACCTCCACCTTGAAGCCGTCCTTGTTGAACCGGTACGACTTGAGCGGCATCGTCGAAATCAGGTCCGCGCGCAGCCGGATGGCCGCCCACGCGGCGGAAATCCGCTTGGCACCGTCTTTGTTGATGTACGGGACGCCGGAAGGCCCGGCCATGCGCCGGGGCACCAGGTCACTCGGCTGGCTGATGCCCCAGTATCGTTCGTCTGCTGGCCGCCTGTCGCGGCGATTGAATAGAAGGCCCATTACCGCCCCACATCAACAGCAAGCAGCACCAGCAGCACGCCGCCGACAATTAGTGCAGCAGGCAGCGACACCAGCGAAATACCAAAACAGGCCAGCCCCAGGCCAGCCACTCCCAAAACCGGTGAGACGGCAACTGGCGGAATGGCAACCGCTCTGCGCAGCTTAGAAATGTATGCCCGCATCTGCCAGCGCCTCCAAATCTTTTTCATCTAGAATCCCGCTGCTGTGCAGCCGGTGAATGTCTTCAGGACCGTAATGACCCAGGTTGTAAAGCCGTATAACCTCGTCCAGGTCGTAGCCAACCGATTCGGCCGCGTCGTACTCCTCTTCCACGCCAAACCTCAGGAATCCCCAGTGCGCGAATGTGACCGCCATAAGCGGCGTGGTGTCGACGGCTGCAATCCGGTCAATAGCACGTGACTCGCTGAGTTTCCGCCAGTCAACGGCGGCCATCGCAGCCTTAAGGCTCGCCTGCCCGTGGTGACGGATCTGGTCGTCCCGGAAGGCGTCATAGAGTTTCCCGCTGGCGTCCGATACGTCCTGCGCCTGCATCGTCGCTACCGTGATGCCAGCTTTCTCCAGGTCGGCTATCAGCGTGCCCACCGCCGTGCGCTTGTCCACAACCCACCGTGCCTGCGGCCAGCGGCTATGAATTTCCTTGACTTTCGGAACGATCCAGGCCGTCCCCTCGTGGTGCTCCACCACCTGGACCCCGGCCCGTTCGTCAAGCCTTTTTCCAGCCACAGCGATCGCCGCGGAGCTGTGGTCGAGAGAGATCTCAACCGCGAACACCGGGTGCTGCACCCGCTCCGGGGTCTCCGCGTTGTCGGCCGTGGCGTTCCACCACTTCTTCGGGACCACCAGCCAGCCGTCCAGCGGGGCCGGGTAGGTGCCCACGCCGTAGATCTCGCGCAGCTTCTCTTCCTCGCCCATACCGGCGGAGAGCTTGCGCAGCCGGTCAACGGTGAGCCGGATGCCCAGCCCGGGATTGGACTTGGCCATCGAAAGCGGCACGTCAGGTTCGTCGTGAACCGTGCAGTTAGCCGGGCAGTACTCATCGTGCGGGACTATCGACCATTCGTAGAACGCCAGCGCCTCGGGCTTGGCATGGCCTTCAGCCGCGGCGACACCGCGACGGCGGATCAGCGCCAGTTGCGTCGACTTTTTCATTCCGGCCGACCCGGCATACCAGACCTGCGGATTGGGCCGCGCGTTCAGCGACGGCAGGGAAGCGCCGACTTTAGCGGCATCCAGGATCATGTCCTCGTCGTAGACGAGCAAGTCAGCGGTAAAGCCCCGGCCGCTGCCGCCCGACCGGGCGATGAACACCAGCCGGTGCCCCTCGTGCCGCCGCACCCACTTGCCACCGGCCCCGGCGATAATCGTCGGCCGGTCCCTCGTCTGGATAAACTCCCGGCCGTAAGCACCGGAATGGTTCTTGACCTGACGGCGGAGAGTCGCGTTGTTCTCAATCAGCGTCCACACGCGAAGGAAATGCTCGCTGGCAGTCTTGTGCTCGTGCGCCGTGTGGATAGCCAGCCGGTCAGACGGGATCAGGAACAGCCCGGCCAGCTCCCGGACTTCCAGGATCGACCCCTTGCCGTTCTGCCGGGAGACGATAAGGCAGCATTCAAATGCTGACCAGATGTCCTCTTCGTCTTTGCCCATCGTGCCGGTAAGAATGTGCTGCTGCCACTCGTCCAGCGTCAGGCCGCACGTCTCGCCAAGGGCCATAGCGTCTGGGGCAGCGGAGGTGACATACTGCGGAACTGATTCCAGGCGCGGATACTGCGCGCCCTGAATCATGCGCTAATCACCGCTCTTTATCGAGAATTTGCTGTGTCTTATCGTTATCGTCTTTCCGGTGCTGCGATTCGATCTC